ATATAGGTAAACTAATTTCATCTTTTCTAATTTTATTATAAATTTCAGTATAATAAGTGAATAAAAAAGGACATTCGTACATGCATTCTAAATGTATTTTTTCTACATCTTCTTTATAGGTAGATTTGATTGTAAGCATCTTATTAATTTCTTCATAAAATTTGTCACTGTGTTTTAATTGGCGTATTAATTCAGTTTGGTCTAGCACATTGTTTTCAGTAATCATTTTTTTCAATTGTAACTTTTGGTTATCGTCCATTATAAATAACAAGTAAATTATATTTATTATCTAAACTTATAAATATATTTTATTTATTTATATAATATATAAAATATGTCAGTTTCTGGCATGCAATACCCTACTCAAAAAGCGATGTCTGCTGGAACACCAAGAGATTCTGCGATAGCAGACCAAAATGCAAATTCTGCAAAACTTGCCAAATTAAATAAACTTTCTGGAGGAAAAAGAAGAAGAAAGGGCGGACTTTATTCAAGGGGTGGGGCAGATTCTTCTACTGTCGCGGTTCCTCAATTTCAAATGTCTTATAAACCAACTGGCGGTCCAGGCCAAGACCCAAATAGTGTTATTCAACAAAATTCACAAACTTCTACCCAAATGAGTGCAAATTCGGCATATGATAGTCATGCTACAAAAGGAGGAAATAAATATAAATGGGGATGTCATAGTGGAGGTAAAAAATCAAGAAAAACAAGAAAAACAAGAAAAACAAGAAAAACAAGAAAATCAATAAAAACAAGAAAGTCAAGAAAATAAAGAAAATCAAGAAAAACAAGAAAATCAAGAAAATAAAGAAAATGCATAAAAATTGTTGAATTTACTTAATAAATATATAACAATAATATAAGTTAAAACATGCCTACAGCAAAAAATTGGTTTAATTATATTTTTGTAAATTTAGGATTTATTGCTTATATAATTGGAATGTATTATATATCATCTATACAAGAAATTCAATCTAATTGGGCAACCTATCGTTGCAATCCTATTTATATGCCGCTTGCAAGTAATTTTGAACAAAATTTTACTTATTGTATCCAAAATATTACAACCGGTCTTATGGGAAATATGTTGCAACCTTTAACATTTATTACAAACTCATTATCTTCTAACATGTCTTCTTTTATGACGGATATTAATGCTATTAGAGGAATGTTTTCTAAAATAAGAGGATTTATTTCTAATATTTTCCAGACTATTTTTGGTGTTTTTTTAAACATAATTATTGAATTTCAAAAAATAATTATTGGAATACGAGATTTATTTGGAAAAACAATTGGCATTTTAACTACTCTATTATATGTTATAAATGGCAGTATTTTAACCATGAAAAGTGCCTGGAAAGGTCCGCCTGGGAAAATGGTAGCTTTGTTAAGCAAATGCTTTCATCCACAAACAAAAATAACTTTAAAAAATGGAAAAGTAATATTTATGAAAGATGTGTGTTTAGGTGATATTCTGGAAAATGATAGCATTGTTCACGGCATTTTAAAAATAGATAATTATGATAATGAAGATTTATATGTATTAAAAGGACGGGGAGTAAATAAAGAAGATATATATGTTACGGGGTCGCATGTTGTTTTTGACCAAACAATAAATAAATATACATATATAAAAAATTATGGATTGGCTGAAAAACAAAATACAGTTCAATCAAAATTGTTTATTTGTTTAATTACAAGTGACCACAGTCTTCCTATAGGCAATGAACTATTTTGGGATTGGGAAGATGATGAAATCGTAAAAACTCTTATTTAAATTAAATATCTTTATTTATTAAAATTTAGTTGAAATGTATCAAGCTTTATTATCCAATTACTATATATGAATGATATAAATAATACAAGTAATATCAATAATACAAGTAATATCAATAATACAAGTAATATCAATAATCCACAAAATCAAAAATATTTACATAATGTGATGAAAGATTATGAAAAATTGAGTTATTTAGACCAATATGGAGGTTCTATATTATTACTTGTTTTAGTATTTATTCTGTTATTTTTGGGTATATCTTATTGCATTGTTATGATTAATATGAAACCAATACAAGATAATTGGATAACTGAACGATGTAAACCTTATATTATGCCTTTTGCAGGAATGATTAATAAACCAACTGATATGTCTTCTACAGATTTTACTAAACAAAATTTTGAATATTGTATGCAAAATATTATAGAAGGTTCCGCTTCAGAAGCCTTGCAACCTCTTACATTTGTAGTAAGTTTTCTAAATTCTGTTGCAAATATGATTAAAGAAGGTATTAATTCTGTAAGAGAAATGATAAATAAAGTGAGAACACAAATACAAGCAATTACCCAAGAAATTATGGGTCGTCTCGCAAATATTATGGTTCCTTTACAACAAATTATTATTAGTATACGTGATATGGTAGGAAAAATGCAGGGTGTAATGACGGCCGGATTGTACACATTGTTAGGGTCTTATTATACACTTCAATCTCTTTTAGGTGCGATTGGCCAAATTATTGTAACCATTTTAATCATTATGGCTCTAGCGGCAACAATGCTTTGGATAATTCCTGTTACCTGGGGTGCTGCTGTGGTGATGACTGCAATTTTTATTGCATTGGCCGTTCCATTTGCACTCATCCTTATTTTTTTAAAAGATACCATGAAAATCGGCGGCGGATTAAAAATACCCTCCGTAAAGTGTTTTGACGAAAATACTAGTCTTTTATTACAAGATGGAAGAGAGAAAAAGATATGTGATATAGAAATTGGCGATAAGTTACAGAATAATGATGAAGTTACAAGTAAAATAAAGGTGATTACAGAAGGTTCTCAAATGTATAATTTACATGATATTATTGTGAGTGATTCACATATAGTAAATTATAAAGATAAGTGGATACGCGTAAGCGAACACCCAGAAGCTACCATAGTACAACAGTATGCCAACCCGTATTTGTATTGTTTAAATACTATTTCTAAACAAATAAATATTCGTAATACTATTTTTACAGATTGGGATGAAATGTATGGAACACAATTAAATATTATTAAAAATCAGTTGAAACGACAATACCCTATCTTAAATGCAGACACAAATAATAATGATATACATAAGTATTTGAATTCAGGGTTCTCAAAAGATACGCCTATTTTATTGCAAAATGGGATTGAAGTGCCTATTATTAATATTCGTATAGGAGATATTTTAGAAAATGGAGAAAAAGTGTATGGCATCGTAAAAATTAATGGACGTAATTTAGATAAACAATATATCTATCATTTAGGAAATAACATTGATAGTATTCATTGTAGTCAAAATATATATGCATACAATAAATCTACAAATATGTCAGATTCATTTATAAATATTATGTCTAATGAACAAAATATAAAAATAAAAATAGCTACCAACGAAGAACATTTATTTCATTTGCTTACAGATAAAAAAACGTTTTGGATTGGTGATATACAATTTTATGATTATAATGCTTCCATTGATGCCTTTTTACAATATTAATATTAATTAAAATATTATCTATGAAATATGTATAATAAATATGATGAGTACCGTTTCTTTATTTGGATTTAAGATAAATTTGGAAATACTCATTTTAATTGGCGTTCTGTATTTGATTTTAGTAGGACATACTGTGTGCGGATGCTGTAATATGCATGGTATGAGTAGCATGTTCAAAGAAGGATTCGCAGGAGCCAATACAAATTATGGCGAATCTTCCAGATATAGTTTAAGTAATAATAAAAAGATTGATACAAATAAATGGAGCAAGCCCGATTTAACAGTTACACCAGGACAATCATTAAGCCACGGCGTTCAACAAATATTAAACAGAACACCTCAACCCGTTCCTTTACCAGAAGGAGAAATGTTGATGTTTGCCAATACGCCTTTTAAACCAGAATGCTGTCCGAACACATATTCAAATAGTGAAGGTTGTGCATGTATGACAACTGACCAATACAATTACTTGGTTTTACGTGGTGGAAACAACGCCCCTTATTCCGAATATTAAATTTCATATTAATATTTATATTAAATTTTATTTCGTATATTCACATAATTCACAATATATAATATCCATTGTTTTTTCTGGTCCAATGTCTATAGTATCACGCACAAATTGATGACAACACCAACAAGAACTTATTTCATGATTTATTTGTTTTAATGAAAGTTCTGTTTCTTCTAACATTTTTTGACAAATATAATGCATATTATTATAATAATGCATTGATTTTTCTTCATTATTATTATTACATACATTTTGTTGTAAATTAAAAAATTCCCTTTTTGTTTCACATATTTGAATAATGTCATGTAAATTACCAATAATGCGTTTATTTGCATTTTTCATACATGTCAAACAATCTATCGCAAGCGCATTCATTTTTAGACAAAAAAATACGTTATATACAAATATATAACATATTTCATAAGTACTTTTTATATAATATTTACATATATTTTAGATTTACATATATTTGCATATTTACACCATATACGCGCACTTATCTTTATATTACATTACACATACAAACTATACATTGCATTTATATTTTCCGTATTTTTTTTGATTAATTTATCTACAATATCTTTGGTGACTGTGAATGGGAACTCAACCTTTAATGCCATATCTTCTTCAAATAAATTAGACCCTGGTTTCATTAAACGATATAAATTTAATTTTGTATAAATAATCTCCAAACAACGTTTTAAATTTCGCACTCCATCTTCTTTATTACATAAATTGTCTACAATATAATTAATAGTTTCAGTTGGAATGATAATTTCAGTTTCTTCAAACTTCACTTGCTCACGAATTTTGGGTAATAAATATTGATTGGAAATAATTGACTTTTGCTTTTGATTATATCCCTTGGTTTGAATTCTATACATACGGTCTTTTAAAATGGGGTTCACTTTGCTCTCATCATTATAACTGAATATGAATAAACACTTGCTTAAATCAAAATCAATCTCTGCAAAATATTTGTCGTGAAATTGACTATTTTGACTCGTATCTGTTAAATGGGTCAATATACCCGCAATTTCCTCTCCTTTTGGAGTATCACTAATTTTATCCAATTCATCAAAATAAATCACTGGATTCATACACTTGCTGTCAATAAGAATTTGTACAATTTTTCCCCATGTGCTTCCTTCATACGTATATCCATGTCCTTCTAAGAAACTACTGTCCGTTGCACCCCCTAGAGCAATAAATGCAAATGGTCTACCAAGAATTTTACTAATGCCTTCTTTCACCAAACTGGTTTTTCCAGTTCCAGGAGGCCCGTGGATCGCAATAGCAGACCCAATTGATTTGGGGTTGGTCACTAATTGCCCAAGCATTTGCATGATTTGCATTTTTGCATCATTTAATCCATACACTGCATCATTTAATATTTTTTGTGATGTTTCCATAAATTCATGACACTTATCTACTCCATCTGTGATACTAATAGGCAAAGATTTATATTCCCCAAACGGAATACTCATAAAGGAAGAGACCCAGTTTTTAATTTTATAATACTCCCCGCTTCCAGGTTCCATATAACGCAATGAATTTATTTTTTTCATGGCAGCACTCTTGAATAATGTAGGCATATTGGATTCTAATAATGTTAACCGATATGGTTTTTCTACTCTTATAAGTTTGTTAATCTCTTTTAATTCTTTAATAATCTTTTTTTGAACCTCTATTTCTAACTTCTCAAAAAACGCCGAATCATTCATCGTGTTTTTGTCCTTTACGATTTTTTTGTAAATGCGAACATTCTTTTCCTTTTGTTTTTTTGATTTTTTATTATTCTTTGCAGTTTGGGCTTCCACATCTTTTTCACAAATATCTATGCATTTTTGTAATAATGAGTTTCCTTTATTTTTTTCATATAACTCTTTTAATTGACTCATAATTTGATTATCTTCTGCCAGAGTTGTATTCGTATTCCCTATAACTATTTCTTTGTCTATTAATATATTTTTGCCATCGTCTAGATTTTTAATAGATGCAGATTTATTTTTAGTTGACACCTTCCTCTTAATCGGAACTTCTTCTTCTTCTGAAACAGACTCTTCGCTGGAGGAAGTAGATACATCTTCATCCTCATCTTCCGTTTGTTCATCTGGGTCATAATCTTCATCTTCTTCTGAATCATAATCTTCATCTTCTTCCTCACCTTCTGCACCTCCTATAG